CGCTTGAACTCGGACTCACCGACATGCTCAGGCATCATCACTCCGAGGGCGCTGAGGAGATCACACAGTAGCTCCTCCATCTTCACATCGCCGCGCTGGTCCCGAAGCGGATTCATCAATCCAGATATATCAGCGGTGTCGGAGTCGTCACCATAATCATCCGAGTCATCACCCAAGTTGTCGCCTGAATCACCACCCGATGATCCATCACTCCCTGGCTTACTCTTCTTCTTAGCCTTCTTCTTGTCCCTGATCTCTTCACCGTCATCCTCTAACTCGTGCATGTCATCACCGCCAGCAAGCGCGACTCCACCACTGAACAGAGAGAATGCGATGGGGTACTGCGGGCGCAGCTGCTTGTCTCTCTTGCGCTGCACCAACTTGCCAGCTCTAGATAGGACAAGGCCATCCGTGGCCATCCCCACAGGTGGTGCTGCTGACAGATCGATCTTCGTCTCGGTAGCGAGCGAGAGTGCAGCGGTGATGCTGCCGAATGGCGATTGGTCCACTACTCGCGGACGGGTGGTTAGTGCTAGGTGGGATATTACGTTCTTCCAGTCGCGCCCCTGACCGTCTGTGAAGGAGCTGATCCAGGGTGAGGTCCATCGGATGGTCCTCGGCAGCTTCTTGGCGATGTCCTCGTCCTGCACGTCTAGGATAGCGTACAACTTATTATCATCGGCTCGCCCACCATCCTTCTTCAGTGTCCCAAGACGATATTCCTTGACCCACCCAGCATTATTCTTGAGTTTGTCAGCTGGGGTCATCGGGTGGGCTTCGGAGTCGTGCTCGCATGGAACTGGGACCGTCAGACCGAGGCCGAGCATCTTGTTACCCTGCTCACACCAGTACTTTGTGAGTTCAGGTGTCACCACCAGTTTGCGAGGGAGGCCACTCTTCTCATCTCGATACCAGTGATGTCCTGTACCAATAACTTCCTTCTCAACCAGCATATCGCTGCCCCCGTTTAGTGGGACTCGCCGCCATAACGACCTATGCTAACGGCCGTGCCTGACGATTGCAATAGCCGACGGGGCGGATTGATTTAGTGATATAAGATTAAATATGGCAAGTCGCGGACGCAGGCGGAATGATCCACCGTGCAAAGCGCGGTGCGTATACCTCACTGATGAGCAGGTCAAGTTACTGCGGATATGGGGTCACGGTGATGTGTCGGCAGGACTGAGGTGGTTGATAGATGCAGCAGCTCCTATTGTAAAACGACCACGTGATCCGCCTACTCCTCGGCGACCGCCATCTCCTTCTCCCTGATTTCATCCGCTTCTCGCCGAGCACGCAATGCATCCTTGCGCAGAGCAGGGTCCTTTATGGAGCAATTGACGCACCCGCACCTCTGACCGATTCGAGCGTTGTGCGTATTGTCGAATGGCCAATTTATTCTATTCAGCCTCTTCAGCTGGTCGTAGGTCAACTGCGGCCACCCGGCACACGCGATCACCTGCTTCTTTCCTGATCCACGACACTTCGCGCACTGCTTGTCACCAGCGCGACCAGTGCCCTTACACTGTGGGCACGGACTCCCGACGTTGTTCATCTCCTGGATCAGGTCGATCTTCTCCTCCAGCAGTGCCTCCACGACCTCGGCGTGGGTGCCATATGTCCCGCGCAGGACCAGGTCGGAGTCGTCTGCTCTCGGCGGTGCAGTGGCGAACCGTACCTCCTTCCCGTTCTGCAAGATAGCCCCCCTGATCGGTCTCCCGTGCTGGTCGAACACGCTGGCTGTGTTGTCGAGGTAGAATGTAACCGAGCTAGGCACCGGCGCGGGCCATACCCACCCAGTCACACCGAACTCGAAACCACCAGGTGACAGTCCATTACCTGGCTCCGAACTCCAACTCTGGAAGTCTGCCACCACTCGTCCCCTTTCACCTCTTGAGGAATAGTTGCTTACTCTTATGGATCACAAAACCATATCGGTCCACGAAGTCGGTTAGGTCGCGCTCAATGGCTACGTCGTCGGCACAGTAGTTGACTACCTTCTGGATCTGCCCGGCCTGGAACCACTTCGGCGCGTCGGCACCGTTGCCGATCTTGCGTGCGCCGATGGTGGCTCCAGCGATGTCGTCCAGCTTGATGCCACCCATCCCTGACTGCCACTTGTCCGGGTCGAATCCCTGCGCCTGCCAGATGCGGCGGAGAAGGTCGTTGGTCTTCTTCGCGAGTACTGATTTGAGTGAGGGAGTCGATGCAGGCATCTCCAAACAGATTGATGGTAGTTTCAACCAGTCAGACTTGTTTATACCCCACACAACAGGATAATCAAAGTTGAAGATGTTGTACCCACTAATCCGATCGGCCTTGAGTAGCCGCTCTCGTAGAGCTAGCATGTCATCTGGCCCGTACACACGCATGCGCTGGGTCTGGTACTCCCACAGACAGGCAACGGCTACGCCCATGTCCTCTGTCTGGTCCCATCCTCTAGGCAAGTCTTCGATACATTTCTGTATCTCAACATCAACTACTACATGATCCATTGCTCATCTCCTGATTGGTCGACCATCCGGTCCCAGCAGACCTACGCCACCCGATACCTGGTTGGTCATGTGCGCACCAAGTACCATCGTCTTGATTACCTCCAGCATCCCTACAAGGGGGTCCACTGGTATACTCGGGTGGACAGACCAGCTGCACTCGCGTCGCTGCTCATCCCACACTATCATCAGCGCCAACTCCTCGCACTCATCCGGCTTGCGGAACGCAAGCTCCGCCTGGATGCGAATGATATATCCAACCAAGGTCAGGGCTGGGATGGAGCCAGTCACACCCCACTCGAACGATTCGTTGTCGCCAGTGCGCTGAAACTTGACTACGAGGCGCTGCGTCTTCCTCTCGCTCGGATCATTCATCGACCTCTTCCTCCATCTCACTAGGAAAGCAATTAGTACAATAACTCCGATCCTGCAAGCGCTCCGTCAAGGTGAGCTGCTCGAAACAGTCGAGGCAACGCAATCCAAGTGATCCAATACGCTCCAGTATTCTCGTCGCACCTCTCAGTTCCTTATCTGTCACTGCTCACCTCCTTTACTGCACTTGTTAAGTTTTTACATTTTCCCATCCTCGGCTCGCCCACTCTCGCTTGTGCGCTCCTCACCTTACAGCGGGTACATATGCGGTTGCGACTCGGGTCGGTCGAGAAGAATAGGTGCTCCTCACCAGGTCCGAGACACCGGACCAGTTTTTTATTTATCATGTCACCTTCACCGTTCGAGTACCTGTAAATCGGAATGGTCCGCTGACCACCTGCTGCTTGACTGAAGTCGCATTCGTCCAAGCGATTGCGTTGAGTGGGTCATTCACGGAGCAAGTGTCACCATCGATGGTGGAGTTGGTGATTGTGAGCGTCCTTAGGTCTTGGCTCTTGTCCAACGTCGACCCGGTGGTCATAGTCAGCGATGTGATCGTCCCACCTGCAAACCACGTCATCGTCGAGCCGCCCTGCGCTGTGATTGTCGCCCAAGTGAGCGCGTCGGTGGTTATCGAGACACGCGCCCCACTGTTGATGGACAGAGTCGCCGGTGCGGCATTTAGGACCGCCGAGCCGCCGTACATCGTCAATGTCGAGGCGGCGGTCCAAGTCACGCCGGCACCGATGCCGAGTGAGGCGTTACCGTCCAGCGTAGAGGAAGATAGGTTAGCCACCTCACCAGGCAGCATGGCGATACCCAGTGATACATTCCCAAGCAGCTTGAAGGTGTTGGCGAGGGCGACACCGAGGAAGCGCACCCCGTAGTCGTCCGCCGCGCGTCCAGCAGCAAGGATAGTCAGCGTCGTTGGTTGCGAGCCGACGTTATAGCGCTCACGCGAGGGGCCACCGCCGGTACTCCCCTGCCCCAGGATCATCACCAAGCCGCCAGCTGGCACCGACCCCTGCGGGCCGGAGAACTTGAAGTAGGTCGCCCGCCACTCGGCGTATCCGCCTGGGTTGTTTTCCGGCAGCCCTATGTCGCCTGTCATCGTCTGCCAGCGCGTGTAGGTCTGGAACTGGACGGCAGCGAGTTGGTCCAGGTTCCAGAGCATTGCCACACTACTGTTCCGCACGTCCACGTCGTCGCCGTTGACCGGGATGGCCCGAACACCCGGCGCCGGGGGTGTCACGCGCAGCCAGTTCTGCGGGTCGTTCACGTCGCTGGGTGAGGCGTTGGCGGTCGTGTTGACGGTGGTGATGCCGTTGGCGAGCCCGTTGCCGGTGCTGAACACCAACCCGGCAGCAGTCCCAGGCACATTGGCGAACGGTGTGCCCGGCACTTTAGCAGTCGCCTTAATCTGTGCCGACACGGAATTGTCCCAGGTGATCTCCAAGAACTCCGCCGCTATCCCTGTGCTCACGTTGAGGAGGTTGAACAGTCCTGTCGCTGCCAGTGCTGCGGTGTCGCCACTCACGGACGAGTAGGTCACGGTCTTGCCGTTGAGGGTGGCACTGTAGGTGTTACCGACGCTGTTGGGCACAGCAAAGGTCGCCGTCACTACCTGCGCGACGAGTGCTTGGTTCGGTGCCCAGTATGCAGTAGTCGGCATCTTAGAACCTTACGATGGGGTGCCCGATCAGAGATAACAGCACCGCAATGAGTAGGAACACACACAATACCACGAACACGACGCGCACGATGTTCCAGGCCATCGGCATCGGCAGCTTCGTCTCACAGAACCCAATCAGCCACCACAGCAGCGCGAGGACGGCGATGATCACTATGGCGATGAATACGAACCAGACGATAGTCTCAATACCGATCATGTTACTTGCCCCTAGCCCTCCTTGGAGAAGAGATATGCTGAGCAGGTGACGGAAGTAGTTTGGGATCTTCAACGATCCGGCGCAGACCTATGATCTCCTGCGCCTGCTGCTTGGTGATGGCAATCAGGATTATAACGGCTTCCTCGACGGTGGACGGTAGCTCCCCCTCGTGGTCCACCACGCGGTCACCGAGAGGGGTGCTAACCGTCTGGCGCCAGCGGAATCGCGGAGGTGATGTGTCCGGGATCACGTCGATGGGTAGGTTCATTACTCTGTATCCCTCAGTGTCTCACGAGGTGCGCCCAGAGATACCATTATGCGGTGGATCATATCCTGTAGTACTTCTCCATACAGGAATGATGCGTATGCTACGTGTAGTACTCCAGTGCCATATCTTGGCTTCCTACCTGGCGGGATGATGGGACGTCGACTCCTTGGCTTCTGTCCCAACAGTTTGGCTCGCTGCTGCTTGTTCATGATCCGATCCCTACTCACGATTTGACAAGACATCCATCATCCGATTAACCGCTACGACGGCTATGTAGAATCCAATTATACCAACCAGAACACCCAAAACAAAGCTGAACCAATCCACTATCATATCACCATACACCTCCCTCATATCCTGGTGAGCCCAACGCCGACTCGTAATCGTCGTGAACGTCGCCAGGAGCGTACTCGTCTGCCAGGCGACCAAGGATGCCGAAGCAGTCGGCGATGTCGTCCTCAGCGCCCTCCTCACCCGTGAATGACCTCAACTGCTCCGCCATCCCCTCGTACCACGGCGCGGGAGGATCGGGTGCATAAATGAGGCCGTTCTGCGACCGGATTATAGCAGCCTGCGCCCGGACGATCTTGCCCTTGGAGCGGATTCCCAAACGCTTGATCTCCGGGATGTGGTGGCACCTCCGGCACTCCACCACCATCGCGTCGGAGAGCATGTCGTCGTCGGACGCCACGATCTGCATCAGGGGTTCCCCGTCGAACTCACCCCACGCACGGCATACCTTGTCCAGTGCTGGTGCATTCTCCTCATACTTCAGGCGCTCGTTGAATACGTCCAATACCAATAACTGCCCGTCGCAGGTCAGCGCAGCAGTGACAATGGCAGTATGGTCGCTCTTCCTCTTGCCCGCCTGAGCCCAGTCCACCGCGTGCAGTATGGTACAGTCTACCTTGCGATATACGCACCAATTCGTACCCAGTCGCACGCGCCAGGCGTCACCGATATCGGTGTAGTGCGGCCACGTGCTCGGTTGGAAGTGCAACCCTACCGTCTCCTCTGGCTCTCCCTGCCAGCATGCCTTGAACCATCGTGGACGAGTCTGCTGGATGCGCTCCAAGCGCTCCAGTGGCACCCGCTCCGGCCACAACGCCTCGCCAGGAATACGACCGAGGATATCTCCTTGCCCCGCTATCGCCTTGAAAGAAATGAAGTTGAACTTGTCCCCACCGACTTTCGCCTCGGCCTCTACCCGACCAAATAAGTCCTTCGGTCCCCAGCGCGTACCTACAACTATAACCGGTGCGCGCGGTCCTAATCGGCTATACGCTACGGTGCAGTACCAGTCCCATAGACTGTCGAGGATTGTTGGTGACTGAGCTTCCTCAGAATTTTTTATTAAATCATCTAGCACAAGTAGGTCAGCAGGTCTACCAGTCAATGCTCCACCGCGCCCACGGCACACCATCCCACCCTCGTGTCCCCGGATCACCCACTCGCCCTTCGCATCTGTGTCGTCGCGGATGTGGATGCCTAACTCCGGCCCGTAGCGGCGCACTACGTCGCGAACCTTCCCACCAAGTCCTGATGCGAAACTCTCCTCATACGAGCCCAGCATGATTCGGGTGTGCGGCCAGCGCAGTAGTACCCACGTGGGGAAGTAGACACTACAGAGAAGCGTTTTTCCATGTTGAAAGGGGACGGTCACCGCCGTCCTACTGTTCGGGGTGCGCCACGCACCCATCAGCACCGTGTTGATCGCTCTCAGGTGCGGGGCCAGCACCCACTTCCCCTCCGTGTCCGCCATCGCTAGGCGAGCCGGTGATAGTAAGTGGGTCAAGCCGCTCGATGGGGATGCGCTCGTCGTCGAAGAGTTGGTTGAGCATGTTGACTGCCTGTCCATAGGTCTGGATGTTGACATTGACTGCTGGCCTACTCTCTGGGTCATATTTCTCGCGGTACACTTCTGGTCTCCGCGCGCGTAACATAAACATCATCAAGGTATCACTATACTCCTGTGTGCTACCACACTGCTCTCCCTTGTAGAATACAGGCTTCTCCACCCCGAAGTATGCTCGGCGCGTAGCCTCCTGCTCCAATAATTGCGTACCCAGCTCCACTGCCCGGTCCCACTCGGAGCAGAATTCCTCACTATTGCGTCTGCGGCTGTAGACCGTACCAGGTGATACACCCGCTATCCGACATGCCTCACGGAGGCATACCCCCTGCGCTAATGCGTCAAGGAATGGCTCCACCCAGGCGAGTGGTTGTCTTGTTCTAGGTCGGTATGGGTTTCTACCTGCGCTTATTGGCATTGGGTCATGGCCTCGTGGAATTGGTCATACATGTATTCAGCTTGCGCGACTATCTCACGCCTCGCTTCTTCTGCGCTGCTTCCTCCCCTAAGTGTGTCTAGGTAGGTCTGCGCTACTGCTGCTCCAAGTTGGTTCCCATTTTGTCGGTGGTACCCTATCCACTCACTGATCCTACGCATGCCAACGTGTCGGCGCTCCTCATCAGTACGCGCTAATCTGGTCTTGGTGCCCTGCCCCATAGACATCATTACATTGTTGTTGTGTCGGGTCTTTCTCATGTTTCTATTGCGCTGGGATGATCTTGCGATCCTTCCTCTTGTTCTCACTCTTCTGTTGGCATATATTTTGTACTTAGAATACCAACTAGGGGGTACTTAAACCCCCCCCCCTACTTTATGGGGCCCCTTCGTGTCACAC